TATAGAAATAACGCCATGAATAATTCAGAAGGAGAATTTCTAGCCTTAACAGACAGGAGTATATCTTTAGACTCTGCCAAGAAGTATGGTGTCAAAGCCGTTAAGGATTCTAAGGGGCAGATTATAAAGCACTTGTATCCATACTATATAGCCAACGAGATTGTAGGTTATAAAGTCAGGGAACAAAATAAAATGTTTACTTGGAAAGGCAGCGGTGCGGGTAGTGGCCTATTCGGTGAGCAGCTATTCCAATCAGGCGGTAAGTATATAACCATTGTCGAAGGCGAGTGCGATGCAATGGCAGCTTATGAAATGCTTGGTTCTAAATGGCCTGTAGTATCTATAAAAAACGGAGCGCAGGCTGCTATCAAAGATGTAAAGAACTCAATAGAATTTCTTGAGAAGTTTGATTGTGTTGTCATTAACTTTGATAATGATAAGCCCGGCAAAGAAGCAGCTAAAAAAGTGGCGATGCTTTTAACTCCGGGCAAAGCAAAAGTTGTGCATCTTGCAGATGGTTTTAAAGATGCCAACGACATGATAAAGAAGGGCAACAAGCATGGCTATGTTACAGCATGGTGGAACGCTAAGGTTTATACACCCAGCGGTGTTGTCAATGCTAGAGAGTTGAAAGATAAATACTTTAATAGAGAAAAGAAAGACTCAGTTCCCTATCCTTGGGAGGGGTTGAACAAGAAGCTATACGGCTTGAGGCAGGGGGAGTTGATGACTCTTACAGGCGGTACAGGTCTTGGTAAATCCTCTATCACTAGAGAACTAGAACACTGGTTGATCAATAATACAGAAGACAACATAGGTATTGTAGCTCTGGAAGAGCATGACCTAAGAACTCTTGACTGTCTCATGTCAATAGAGGCGAATGACAGACTGTATGTAGACCACATCAGAGAAGGATATGATCAGAAATATTTAGATGAAATCTATAGTAAGATATATGACAACGGTAGGGTGTGGATTCATGCTCACTTTGGGTCCAATGATATAGATGAAATCTTTAGTAAGATTAGATTCATGATTATAGGTTGCGACTGTAAATGGATTGTTGTCGATCACTTACATATGCTTGTGTCCTCCTCAACTGAGGGAGATGAGCGCAGAACTATTGATAGCATTATGACTAAGCTACGCTCCATCGTTGAAGAAACAGGGGTCGGAATGATCTTAGTCTCCCATTTGCGTAGAGTAGAAGGCAATAGGGGACACGAGAGTGGTGTCACTGTAGGTCTTAACCACCTCAGAGGCTCACAATCTATCGCTCAGTTGTCTGATTGCGTCATAGCTTTAGAGCGTAACCAACAGTCTGATGATCCTATTGAAGCCCAGACTACCCATGTAAGAGTTTTAAAGTCTAGGTATACTGGTGATGTAGGGATAGCGACTCACTTGCTATACAATCAGGAGACAGGTAGACTCAGTGAAGTAGATGCAGAAGATTATCAATACGATGGAGATGAACTATGAGTTCCTTAGTTTTTGACATAGAAACTGATGGGCTGGACGCTACTAAAATCTGGTGTATTAGTACATGTGATATTCATACAGAAGAATTAAACTCTTACTATGGGGACAGTCTACAAGAAGGTCTAGAAATATTGCAGGGTGCTGACAAGTTAATCGGGCATAATATAATTGGGTTTGATATTCCAGTTGTAAAGAATCTAACGGGTGTCGATTTGTCTCAGAAACCTTTGATAGATACTCTTGTATTGTCACGCTTGTTTAACCCCATCAGAGAGGGCAACCACGGCCTAGAGTCTTGGGGTTATAGAGTGGGCCTACCTAAGATAGACTTCACAGACTACGGTACATTCTCACTAGAGATGGTGGAGTATTGTGAGAGGGACGCACTAGTCAACAAGAAAGTCTATGATGTTTTAAACCAAGAGAGGCTAGGCTTCTCAAGAAAGTGTATAGATTTAGAACAGAACGTAGCTGAAATAATAAGTAAGCAGAGCAAGAAGGGATTCTTACTTGATGTAAAATATACTACTCTCTTTCTTGCTGGACTAGAGGACAAGCTTGACGCTACTATTGCTGAAGTACATAAAGCCTTTAAGCCCAGTGAAAATGTTTTAGTTTTATATCCTACGAAGACCACTGCTGACAAGTTATCTAAGATGGCTATTACAGCAGACGGCACTAAGTATAGATTAAACTCAGATGAGTACGATGATCTGCACGACAAGGATAAAATATCTAGGACAACAAGAGTAGAATTTAATCTCGGCTCCCGTAAACAGATAGGCGAATACCTCAAGAAATTTGGGTGGGTTCCTACTAAGTTCACACCTACAGGGCAGCCAATGGTAGATGAGTCTACTCTTAAAAAGATAAAGGATATACCAGAGGCGCTGCTTATAGCTGAGTATCTAACAGTACAGAAACGGATAGCCCAGATAAAGTCTTGGTTAAAAAACATTGACGATACAGATAGGGTGCATGGGTTCGTCAATCCTAACGGTACAATCACTGGGCGTATGACACACAGAGAACCTAACCTTGCTCAAGTACCTAATTCTAAATCGCCTTATGGCCCAGAGTGCAGAGCTTGCTGGATTGTACCTAAAGGTTATAAACTTGTAGGCATAGATGCAAGTGGGCTAGAACTAAGAATGCTTGCACATTATATGGACGACAAGGAGTTCACAAATGAAATTCTCCACGGAGATATACACACCGCTAATCAAAAATTTGCAGGACTTGAATCTAGAAGTCAGGCAAAAACTTTCATCTATGCATTCATATACGGAGCCGGAGATGAGAAGCTTGGAACAGTGGTCGGAGGAGGCAGGAGAGATGGTCAAAGACTTAAACAATCTTTCCTTGATAATCTCCCATCACTTAGGAATCTTAAAAACAGAGTTACACGAGCAGCAGGAAAGGGTTTCATCAAGGGATTAGATGGTCGTAAGATATATATAAGGTCAGCTCATGCGGCTCTCAATTCTTTATTGCAGGGAGGAGGCAGCATAGTTATGAAGGAAGCCTTACACCTGCTTAACAGTTACATTAAGGATAATAATTTAGACGCTCACTTTGTGGCTAACATCCACGATGAGTGGCAGATAGAAGTGTTAGAGAAGGATGCTAAAAAAGTAGGTGAGCTAGGTATCTTAGCTTTACAAAATGCAGGGCTAGAGTTTGATATGAAGTGTCCCTTAGATGGTGAATACAACATAGGAGATAACTGGAGTGAAACACATTAATATTATTTCTCAAGATATAGACAAGGCAAAACATTTATCCTCTGAGATGGGGACATTAAGAAACTCAATAACAAAAGGGCAAGGAAACATCCACGGATTTTTAGGAGAAATAATAACTTCTAAATTTTTATCTTCTTCTTTAAATAATACATATGACTATGACATAGTACATAATAATTTAAAAATAGATGTCAAAACAAAAAGAGTAACAACTCCACCCCAAGAACATTATGAATGTTCTGTCGCTGCTTTAAATACAAAGCAAGAATGTGACGTATATGTGTTCACAAGAATATTAAAAGATATGACAAGCGGGTGGCTTCTTGGATATATTAATAAAGAAGATTATTTTAAGGCTGCCCTCTTTCTAAAAAAAGGACACACAGACCCATCAAATAATTGGAAAGTTTCAACAGACTGTTACAACCTTCCTATAAATAAATTAAATAACATAGAGGATTTAATAGATGAAACACATTAAACATTCTCATAGTAGGAAGGGTGACTTAGCTGAATATTATGCTGTGACTTGGTTGTGGGATCAGGGCTATGAGGTATTCTTAAATGCAGGTTGTACAGGCCCGATAGATTTAGTTGCTTACAAGGATGGTACTACTAAATTAATAGATGTTAAAACAGAATCAAATGGTAAAAACAGAGATGGGCATTATTATCGGGTTAAACCTAAAAGATCAGAACTACAAATAGAAATGGGAGTAAAATTATTAGGATATAATCCTGTCACCAGACAACTTAGATTTGTGGAGCATAAAGATGGAAAATCTGATTGAAGATATATACAAAACCATAGAGCCGCTGTCGAACGGCGAACCTATAGACATAACTGAAGAACAGATAGATGCCTTCGGTGAGTCTATGAAAGAAGTGATGCGTTCATGGGCTAACCCAACTAAACGGGACTCTAACTTCTCTATTAGAATGTCTAATGTAGGGAAGCATCCCCGTAAACTTTGGTTTGATTCTAAGAGTACAGATGCTCGGTCATCAATAAATGTGCCGACTCAGATTAAATTTCTTTATGGTCACATGTTAGAAGAACTAGTTAAGTTGTTTGTAGTTATAT